CACCTCTTGATTCAAACCACCTTTGATAAATGAAATGTTCTTTAGTAGTTGGGTTAAGTATGAGAATAATTCTATTGTCTTGTACTTTGTTTCTTACAGATAAATCTATTTTGTCAAAAATGTTTTCATCGTTTAGTTCTTCTGCTTCATCCATTACCCAAGTAGTGATACCTGTTAAAGATTTTAGATTTGCTGTCTGGTCGCCTGAGCTTGTTTTAATACCACGAAATATTATCTTACTGCCATTGCCAGTATTTATTATTT